AGCCTTCCTGAATCTGTTCCGCCGTTACCTTTACGCCAGCGACTTCAAGGTACGCTTCCTCTTCAAGGACCGCTTTTCCTTCAAGTGCATGACGCCCAGACCCACCACCCATCGTAGCGGGTTCATCAGGCGATACGGTAGTGCTTCTGCCACCGCGCCGTGCATATGCCGATTTTCGATCAAAGGATATTGGCTCCTCTTGTATCACTTCTGCAAGCGAAGTTCCGTCGGCAAATGAATACTTGGTAAGGCCGTTCTCGTCTTTTTCATGTGTAACAGGATGGCCGTATTCTGTTTCGACCGATTCGGCGAATTCCTGTGCGGACGCAAGATTGCCAGTAATGGCTTCTTGAAACACGGTCCCAACCGTTGTCAAAGTGTCTGTAGCAAGCTCGGCCAGCGGAGTAACATTGCCCATTTCAAAGCCGAAAATTGACGATAGGAACGATTTCGCAGTATCGCCCCAAAGACCACCTTTACCCGGGTTCTCCACGTCGTGAAGAAGCATTTGCGGGATCATAGTAGCAAGTGCGCGAATCGTTGGATCGTTGCTATTCTGTAGCGCGCCAGCAATACCAGCTATAATTCCACCGCCGATGGAGTCGCCGATTGTAATGGCAAGGCTGCTGAATGCAGGTGCAACCGTCGTCAGGAAGGTTGTGATCAGCGGCGCAATCGTTGTGCCAAGCTGCTCGAACATCGGCCCATACTCGGTAACGAACGTCTCAATCTCTGTGCCGAGCTGCTTGATACCCTCTTCAAAGCTACCCTTTTCAAATGCTATTCTGATGCGATTCAGTGCGCCGGTACCAAACTGCACAACATCGCGCAGTGGCCCCTTTATGTCATCGAAGATCGCAATCTTCAATACATCCAGCGCTGAATTGAACTTTTTTACGTCACCAAGCAGATTGTCAAGGCGCGTATTTGCGGCCCACTGTGCAGAACCTTCGGAATTATAGATGGAATCGCGAATCTGTTCAAATTCTTCGTCTGTCGCCTGCATCATTGCAAGGAATCCAGGCAAAGCGCGGAGACTTGCAACTCTGTTCGCGTAGAACATCTTGTCCTCATCGCTAAGGTTCGCGACATTCTTACGGGCACTCTTCGCGATTTCGGAAAAGTCCAGCAGATCGCCGTTGTAATTGCGTGTAGCGATGCCAAGTTCATTCAGCGTAGGCTCCATGCCCTTCATGAACTCTGCATATTCGGCGGTTCTTGAAGCGCCAGCCCACGAAGATTCCCACTCGTCCAAACTTTCGCCAAATGCAGACATAGATTCTTCGGCGGTCATACCCTCTGTACCGACCATACCGAACGCTTCCGCTACCTGACGCTGTTTATCTGGATCAATTTCATTCCACGCCTGGCGCATATCGGTGAGAACATCAAGCCATGGGCGCGCCCGCTTATTCGAATCGTAAAACGCTACCCCAAGTTCATCTTCTACAACCGTCAGTGCGCCAATTTGATTCTTTGTTTCTCCAGCGTTCGTCGCAATGCGCGTGAAAATGTTACGCAGGCCAGTACCAGCCTGTGAACCTTTAATACCGGCGCTTGCCATCAAGCCGATGGAAATGGCGACGTCTTCAATCGAATATCCAAGCGAACCGGCAGCCGGAGCTACATACTTAAACGTAGCACCCATTCTTGCCACGTCCGTATTGGAGTTGGTCGCCGCAGCAGCGAGGACATCTGCAAACCTCGTCGCCTGATCAGCACCATACCCGAACGCGGTCAGGGAATCTGTCACAATGTCGGAAGTCGTGCTAAGGTCTTCACCAGAAGCAGCAGCAAGGGCAATGATGCCAGGCAAACCGGCAATCATCTTCTCGGTTTTCCAACCAGCCATGCCCATGTAGTAATATGCCGTTGCCGTTTCTTCGGCTGTGAAAATCGAATCCTTGGCAACTTCCAGACCAAAGGCACGCAGTTTGTTCATGTTCTCCTGCGTACCTTCAGTCTTGCCAAGCACAGCCTGAACCGCTGACATCTGATAGTCAAAGCCGGAACCGGTTGTTATGACATCTTTGGCAAACTGCTTTGCCCCGCCGATCAATCCACTGACAATCGTAGAAATTCCGTACAGTTTGTCAATGGCATCGGAAGTATCGACAGTAACTTTACCAACAAGGTTGAAAAGATCCATTATTCCACCACCTTGATACCGAAGTGTTCGAGCCGTTCTATGGCGATTTCCTTGCCAGTTCGATCTTCCTCCGGCTCAGAGTGCTGTATCAATTCAGCATACCGCCTGTGAATCTTAAGACCAAGCGCGGACGCGATGCCGTATAGGCAGTCCGTCTCATAGATGCGGTACGCTTCCTGCTTGCGTAGCCGCGCACATGCACCCAGTAGGGCATCGGTCAGATATGTGACGCCTAACAGTTCCAGAAGCTCCAGGCGGACGCTGTTCAATCCTTCGAAGTATTCCTGGGACTCTGCTTGAGATACAACATAAAAAAACTGCGTACCGCCTCGTTGCCGATCATTTCAAGGACCGCGTTCAGGTACTCAGTCATCGGATGCTTGTCGACGTCTTCCGGTTCCGTGAAGCAGCACAGCGCCATGATCTCCAGTGTGCCGTCCGGGTCCTTCTCCATGCAGGCGTTGAGCATGTCACCCATGTTGACACTGGCCTGCTCCGACATCGCCTCGCGCTTCTGGGCGAGCGTCATGTCATCGTAGCCTTCCGGCTTGCGTGCGCGAATCTCAGGAATGCCGGTCTCTTCCAGCCACTTCATAAATGGCGCGCGAATCCGGGCGGTCTGCTTCAGAAACTCTGTGGGGGTGCAATTTACGAGCGTCTTCATGCTCTCATCCTCCAATTCTTCTTATACGGAAAAAGGGCGGCATGTGATGCCGCCCCCATATCTTGATTAAGTGCCCGCCTTGATGTAAATCTCGAACGGCACTGTGTCCTGTGCATCTTTGCTGTAATGCGCAGTGAACTCGAACGAGAACTTGGCCTTTTCCTTGTCCTCAGTCTGAATCTGGAAACCACCAGTCGACAGGGCATCCATCATGCGAATAGCGATAAAGCCGGCCGTCGCGCCGGTTCCGGTCGTGTTCTTGTCGCTGTAGTCCGCCACAAGCCAGATGTCGCGGAAGTCTCCAGTCTCTGAGGTCAAGTCAAGCGTATCGCGCGGGGTGATCTTGCCGGAAGAAGTGGTCAGATCGGCGGCAGTGGCAAGCCAGCGCGCCGTCTCAGGCGTGATGGCGACGAACGAGCCGCTCATCTTCACTTCCCAGTCCTCAATCCGCTTCAGCTCTTTCGTGTTCTTCGGAACGTTGTCGATGTCTTCACCGAAGTCCTTGAAGTTCGGCGTAGCGGTAAAGTTGATACCGCCAGACGTCGGGCCGAGGATGTTCGCGTCCGTCACAGTCGCAGTCGTAGGGTCAAAAGTCGAAAGCAGTACGCCAGCGTTCATTACGAGCGATTGGAAGGTATTGGTCGGGTACTTCGTGTATTCCATACGGTTCACTCCTTTGTCAATCGGTATTTGCGAGTAGCATCATACTTAAGTATGCTGCCTTAATGGTTTCATCCGGGTCAGGCTGGATCTGTGCGAATGGTACACCAGACATCGGGTACAGAACGATGTTACCGTTCCCAGCAGGTATACTCACTCCGAGACCAATGGCGTTTTTGATCTCATCACACTTTTGGGATATGGCGGCCATAGAAGTATCACGATACCATACCCAGGCGTGAAACATCGAACTGGACAGCGGTTCAATATCCATGATCTCATACGTAATGTATGGCGGTTCTGCGTTGTCTGGAATACTGCTTCTGAGATACGCAGGAATACCGAACCCACTGAAGAATTGATAAAGCGCCTTTGCTGTATTCGTCATTGGATAGACCACCTTTCTGCTGTGGCCTTGGCGATCTTTACCGTCGAACGATCTGGCGCCACACCATCCTGTATGTTTGAGGTCATACGGAACACAGCACCGTCGGAGATCCGTTTAAATACGTCGTGAAATTCTAATGTGACAGACTTGTCGACAACAACTGTGAAGGGTTCATCTACTATATCTTGCTGGGCTAAAGTACCATGCTCGATTGTCCAATCCTTTCGGATCACCGCATCGAAATGAGCACCTTCGACCCACACGACCCTGAATCCACCCAGTTCATCATTGACAGTCGTTTTGTCCATCATGACGTACTCTTCTTTCATCGAATCGAGCAGCGTCAATGTCCAGCCACCTTCCTCCAGGCGTTCAAGCGCTTCTTGAAAATCGTCTGCCAGTCGGACTGCGAGTCGCCGACGTAGCGTCCGGTTGTCGCGCGCTTGTACTCGTAGAC